ATCGTCATAACCAACGGAAAAGCATTTAGAAAGTCTTTTTCACGTCGATGCTATCTAAATCCCCAACCATGATCTTCTCTCTTGGGATTTTTACTTCTACAATGTTTTGTCTAATTGCAACCTCTGGTTGCTTTCTATTCGCACCCTCGCCGATTAGTTTCCCCAATACTTCAACCTGAACCTTCGTTATGAATTGTCGTTGTTGGTTATCTAAATTGGCTCCATTGTTCTCGTGTTCATAACTAGGCTTAAAGAACGCCTCATAGTGCCAACCATCCCTTTTTATAGTGAATCTATTGATTCCTCCGGAGATTGTCATAAGCGGCTGCATCAACTCGTTCATCTGCTGCGCGAATTCTGTCTTGATCTCGACCTCGTAAGACAAGATTACGTAAATTGGAAGTGGAATCGTAACGATTTCGTAAACAACCTTCTTGTTCTTGTTCAGCGACCATTCTCTGCCTCTTAATTTTGCATCGGCAAGTGCAAATTGAGATGTTTTTTCCTGATTGACTACTCTAGCGATTTCATATGATCCACCTTGTGCATCGTCTGTCGGCACGACATTTGACCATACAACACCCTTTCTAGACATATCCTTATCGATATTCGTTCTCTCTAGCGTCATTACGGGAAGAATGAATCTACCGGTTCTATCTCGCAGATCCCTATTTTCTTTTACTGCAAATGCACGTTCGTGTCCAACCCAAATAACAGGAGTTTTTTTCCAGCCCTTGTTTGTGGTGCAATACAGATCCATTTCTTTATCTAGCCAGTCATACATAGCCAAGTCGATTGTCTCGATCGACGATGGGCTAAGAGGGATAGAGCGTCTTCCTGACTCTCCTCCGCTCATATAGCCTTCTAGCAACTCTTTATTTTCAGACATCAAAGCACCTCAAAAGGACTTACAAACCACGCCCCATTCTCGTTGAAATAGAACTTTTTTGTTTGATCAAAAGGGGGGTACAGGGTCGCCCCGACTTCTCTTATGTAAACGATCTCTCCCTTATATCCGTTTGGATTATTGATCCGTGCTTGCAACTCTACAAATTCAGGAGAGGCATCATTAGCCGACAGAATTTTGATATTCAATTGAGACATACCGAACTCCTATATCAAATCAAGATAAACGGGCTTACAAACCAAACGCCACCTTCGTTAAAATACAACTTATTTGCAGCCAAAAATGGTCCGTACAATGTGTTTCCAACTTCAGTAATGTAAACAATACATCCCTCAAAGTTAGAAGGGTTCAATGCCATATTTTGGACAGTGGGGAAATCTGCTGAAGTGTTTCTAGCGGACAAGACGCTGATCTTTCCACTACATCCAATCGTGATTTGTGCAGGAACGTCTTCAGGTCCAGTAGGAGGATTGATGCGAAATAGTTCTCTCGTTTGTGTTATGGAGTCTGGTTCATCGAATTGACCCCCACGAACACTAAAACAATCTGCTACAATTTCAAATCTCTGATCTGCTTGTCCAAAAAGCTCTCTTGGTTCGCCGATCTTCTGAATCTCATAGAATTGGTTTCCGTAGAACACTATGTCGCCCTGTCTCACATAGAGATCTTGGTCTTCAGTGATTCTTCTTGTTTGGAATTTAACAAGGATTCTCGATTCACTATCAATATTGTGTTTCTCTGTGGTCGTGACACGCCCCTCTTCCCAATACACGCGAGTAGCGACACGCACAGGCGGAAGATAGGTTTTTTCAATTGCCTCGCCATAAAGCTCATGGAAGTTAGAATGCTTTACACTAACTGGATAATAGAGAATGACTTGAGGCATAATGTGCTCAGTCAGTTCATCACCAATCTGCTTAACGTAATTTCTCTCCTTTTCTCCAAAGAACATTGGAGGAGGAGGATTTGTAGGTCTAGACCATGTAATATTTTCAGCCATCTATTATTACCCTACGAAAATTGCCATCGGAACCTTCTGGTTCACCCTCTCTGAATTCTCTACTAGCTCTGCTCTTTGTTCTGCCAAAATCGTATATGTAACTTTGTCAAGATACTCTGCCAGTTCCGTTCTAAGCCTCTCTTGTTCCGCGATAGACTCCTGCACCAGCTGAGGACCGTTAAGCGTCACAGACTCACCTGGGATGGGTATGGTGGCTATCTTAGAGCGCACCTGACCGAGTGTCTCCTTGGCGATTGCCAAAGCATACTTTCGGATCCATTGTTTTCCCATTGAGTTGATGTTGCAGTAAGGAATGTTAGCAAAAGGAATCGTATTTACGTTATTAACACCCTTGATTCTTTTATTGTTGGCGTTCGTGGGATCGTTGAGTCCATATACATCGCCACCACCTATCGTAAATTCAAACCACATCTTCTGGATCTCGCTAGATTCAGGCATCGGATAAACACGAAGTCTGTTGTTACGGATCTCATATGAATAGTGAGAAATTCTTGTCCAAAGGTTGTCCTCGTATGCCATAGCTTGTAGTTTATTTTGCCAAGCAGGAATTACTTCAAAAGTAGAGTCGTCTGAGTATTGCCCATATGTTGAAAGGTTTCCAACAGAGTTCAATCCACCATAATAGCCGTAGAACCTCCACATAGCTCTTGGGGTTTTGTACCAAATTCTTCTAATGGTGATCCTGTTACCATTGAGAGCATTCGAGTAGAGTTCACCGCCTGCTCCCGCTGCTGCTTCTACTATAGCCTGAAGGTCGTAATCCTGCTTTGATGCAGCCACAGCAAAAGAAGCTGAATAAACTGTGTTCATCCCTCCGACGTTCGCTTCTTGGGAGATTGCTCTAGAAACATCAAAAACCGACCTCAAGTCAAAGTTCGGATACATTAGAGATAAGCTTCCTCCGCTGAGACTTGAGCTTAACTCTGTTCCTGCTTTAAGTTCTCCGTCTTGATCAAAAGTGCCTGTAGCAAGCCCCAATACGTCCGCAAGCACATTTCTTGCTTGGTGGTTGTTAATCATCGAAGAGTATTCTAAAACTGCCTCTTCATATGCCGCATAAACGCTTCCTGTCGTGATCTCTAGATCGAGTACGTCTCCACCAAGTCTTTTATATGTGTACGCAACCTGATCTGCTGCACCAGAAAGAAACGAAATATCATTTACGTATTGCGGAACACCAATGGGAAGTTGTGCTGCAACAGCAAAAATACTTCCGGTTGGCGGCAACACAATTCTGCTTGTTTGCGATGTTGGCGTCAGCTGAAGGATGGACATTTGGCATTTTCTCCGCGCAAAGAGTACACAATAAATAGTCGAGCGGTGTCTTAACGTCGGAGACCTCGACTCATCAACGTCAATAAAAGAAAGAGCCCCTTTCGGGGCTCTATTCCTTTTTGTTTATTTACTCAGTTATTAGCCGAGAAGGTTCTGGACAATCACGAGACCGTACATGTCTGGACGTACCATCTTCTTAGCGTAGCGAGTCATAACTCCCTTACGTGGTACGAAATCCTCAGTACCAAAGATGGTTGGCGTCACCTGTAGAGGCACATAAGGTGAGTAGACGTATCCACTTTCGAGGAACGAACCACCCTTACGTCCAATCAAGACCACGTTGCGTGGGAAGTAGGGGTCTACAAAGACATCCCACTTCTTGCTCAACTGACCGGTCTTGACAGCACCGACCGAGCCCTTACCGTCATCGTGAGTGATGTTGGCACGGAATCCCGAGGTGAACTCAAGGATGTTGGCAACTTCTGGTCCGCAGACAAGGAAGTTGGCACCACCACGAAGAGTCTTACGGTGAATCTGTGCAGAAACATCATTCAACGTTTCAACAAGAGTCTCATACCACTCAGACACGGTACCGGTGAAGTCTGCTCCAAGAACTGACTCATTAGCACTCGTAGTAATCGGAAGACCAGTCGAACGCGACAAGAATCTACCGGGACGACGCGACCAGTGATATGTGGCTGCCGTAGCACCCTTAATCAAGTCTTCAAGGATTTCCTGATCGATTTCCAAACCAATCTGCTCAGAAAGAATGCTCGTAAGCTCTACTTCTGCGTCAAGGTTGTGATAAGCGTTCAAGTCCTGACCAAGCTCTGGGGTCCACTTTGCCTTAAGCTTCTTGGTCTTCGCGGTCACAGCTACCGAATCAACCTTAATGTCGATTTCAGGAATCTGTGTCTCATTTTCCAAGCCCCACTGAGTCGTACCACGGACGGAACCGAGTGCGCCACCAGAAGTGAAGCTATCGTCCATTGCGAAGCTGACAGTCTGCGAACCAGTTACACCAGCTGATGCAGTAAGAGCAGCAACAGAAAGCGAATCAGACGTAAGGACAAGCAACACGTTCGTATAAGTTACGCCACCAACAGTACCTGACTGCTGTGACAAACGACGTGCCTGGACAACGTTTGCACCAAGGCTAGCAACAGTAAGCGAAACAAGATCATTTCGATTAAAGGGCTGACCACCTGCCTCAAGAGCAGCAACAGAAGCCGTAACGATGGCGACCGATGTAGTTCCCGAAACAAGGTCTGGATCATGACGAAGAAGCTTGTCAAGCTCCGAACCAGCGACACCATACGTGCCTGCCAGATGAAGCGTCAAATTGACGGTCGATGAACCGGTAGGTGAGCTATAACCGTTATTTAGGTTATAGAACGAATCTTCTGCCGAATCACCAGAAAGGCTTACACCTCCAGTAATCTGACTTGCTAGACGACCACCACCGTAGATTGACTCGTCAGCTTCCCATCCAAGACGGGTACGATCCGTAGTGAAATCAAGGAAGAAGATAAGACCCGAGGGAAGGCTCATTGGCTGCACTGAGACGATCTCATTTGCAATCAACGCACCGAACACTCGACGAACGATAGGAAATGCAACTGCTGCGAATCCTTCGACATCACCACCAGCCATTGAGCTAGCTTCACGAAGAAGCTCCTTTGCCTGGTTCTCAAGAAGACGAGACATACTCGCCTTTTCACGCTCATCACCGATACCTTCAAGAAGACCGGTTTGTTCCCACTTCGACATAAGTGCGGCGCCTTCCTTCTGGAGATCACGCGACACGATACCTTCTGTAAGAGTTTTTAACACTGACGACATTTTTTATTCTCCTAAAATGGGATTATTTTATCCCGGCTAGTTTCTGCATTCTTTCCCGTTCTGGGCTAGATGCTTCTGGTTTGCGTCTTGGGAACAATGGCGTACTTGGGCGCTCTATGGCTTCTCTCAGCGATTGTGGCTCTCTCTTGCTTTCATTAAGAGTGCCCACTGTAGAAATCAACGTCTCGTAAGTAACCTTTGCCTCCTCAACAGAACCAGTTCTTGAAACAGCTTCGACAATCTTTCTTTTTTGTCGCTCATTCAGGGAGTCGCTTTCCAAAATCTGATTTGAGTAAAGTAGTCTAGCATTATCCAAGTTTGCACTCTTTAATGATTCTGACAACCTTTTCACATATGAGTTGAGTTTTTTACTCTCTGCTCTTAATTCCTCTTGATCTTTAAATAGATTCGCAGTCACCGAACGGACTGCTTCTGTGATCTTTTTTTCCATCATCCAATCTTGTGGCTTCGGCTTGTCCGCATCTGCGTTTTGTCGCTGGCGGTTAGCTTTCGCTTTTGCTGCCGATGCTGCTGCTGCGCGGGCGGAAGCTGCTGGATCGGCTGCACGAGCAGAATCGTCGGCTGCATGCTGCGCCATCATTTTATCAGTTGCTGGTGTCCTACCGACCTCTTCAAGCTCTTCTTGTCCCTCCCAGACCGCATTTCCCTCACCAGTGCTCCAAGAATCAGCATCCCTGAGTTCGTCTTCCCCGTCTTCGTATCCCTCATCATAAAGATTTGTTAAAATAACACCCATTTTCTCTGCTACCAACTCAAGACGAGGAGTCTGCCCAACTTTAGATCTAGATCTCGCATCCTTAAGACCCTCTTCATAAGCTAATTTCCAAGCTTCGTCCAGTACAGCGTTCATGCTGTGGAAGGCAACATCAATTTTTGCTTTTCTAGAGTCTACAGTTTCTGAAACGACACCAGCAGACTGGTCCAGCATTTCGCCAGGCGTCTCTTCAAGCAGGGCAGCGATAATCGATTCATCTAATTCAAATTCTTCTTCTAGAGCAAAATCGTTATCATCGCCCATTGGGACGCCAAGGTCATCGCCAGGACCGCTGAGGTTGAGTCCAGCTGCCAAGTCATCTTGTCCCATGCTTGCAGTTTCCTCATCAGCCATCATCTGTTGTTCAAGCTGTCCAAAATCAATTTCAATTTCTTCTTCGTCTTCTGGGCAGGGGCACATCTTTTCGCCGTTCTGAACTCCCATTGGTAGGGTTGCAGCCATTTCACCAGGGGCGCCTGCGCCCAATTCTGGTCCTGGCATACCCATACCGGCGTCCATGCCGTCGAGCCCTTCTAGGTCGCCTAAGTCTTCTTCCTCTTGTTCCAAAAGGGCAGCAACAGCTTCCCTGATTCTAGGGGCAGCTTCTTCTAAGACTTTCGCTTCGGCGCTCTTAAGTGCAGCCGAGCGAAGCGCTTCTGCGTCAACCAAGGCTTGTTCCAACATGCTAGGCATTTATGCTCTCCTATTTGGCAAGTATCATCACTTAACTAGTTTATAGTTTCATCAAAGAGAAGCTTAAGCTTTATGAATCATGCACTTAATCAGTGCATCGCCACCGGGACTTTTTTCAAGTGCTTGCGCTATCACTTTTCCAGTTAAATCGTTTTTAAAGAAAAACCATCTTCTTTTTCTAGCTGTTTTAGCTCTTCCTGGCTTGTTGCTCGTTACAAGCAAATCGCCTTCTTTTATTTTTCCTGTGACCAAAACAGGTTCAGCACCCAGGATAATTGGCTGGTCTTTACCGTGTTTTGCCACCCCCAAAACAAGCGTATCATCCTCTTCGAAACACGGCATCAATCCACCATTGTGCCAAACCAAAACGGTGCCTGTAGGGTATTTTCCGATACCCTCTGTGGTCAAACCAGTTTCAAATATAGCGCCAACCGTAGTCTGAACGGCGTGAACATCATTCCAGCGCAGATCAGTACGCCCGAAGTCGACCAAGCCGTCTACATTAGGAATGATACTTCCAGTAATCTCGACAGAGCCGCTAAAACTAGCGCGTCCGCTTTCTAGAAGTTCGTGGACAACCGTGTTTGAGCCGCTAATAACAGCAAATCCTTTCGCCATTAAAAACCCCTTATGTTACTTTAAAGAAGCTCTTGAACCAAACGCCGCCTTCGTTAAAGTACCACTTATCAGCTGTCTGGAAATCACCAGAACCACTTCCGCTGCCAGACAAATAGAACATGTGTCCGTCATAGCTTGTAGGATCGGTAACATAAACAGTCGGAACGCTAGCTGTAGTAAATACAGGAATTCTAAACTTGCCGTTCGCTAGAACCAGATCGGCGCCATCCGTACCAAGTGTTACGTTTCCTGACAAATCAGTATTGCCTGCAACGTCCAAATCATTTGTAATTCGAACATCGTTCGGAAGACCAATCGTAATAGCAGTAGGATTACCGAGATTTACTGGCGAACCTATAACTTCTATTTCGTTTGTTGTTCCGTTGATTGTAAGTTGCGTGTTACCAGAAACGGCTTGTCCGGCGCCAGAGCCGAAGTTAACAGACAAGCTGAGACCAGAACCAAGAATGCCGGTACCGCCGCCAGTAAGACCAGTGCTGGCTGTAATTTCAAAGGTGCTGTTTACAAGATTTGCATTGGTAATCGAAGCAACAGGTAGGAGAACAGAGCCAGTGACTCTGAGACCACCAGCTGATATCAGAATCCCGTTGGATGCGGTAACTTGATCATCCGCAATTAGTCTTCCAACGTGCAAGTCTAGATAATCAGAAATCGTAACGTTGCCAGCGGTTTGTCCGTTTTCTGACGTTGCAATAACGGCAAATTCGTCAAGAGATTCATCGTAGATAAAGCCTACGTTATCTCCGCTTCTCGACATGATAAGACCCATATCAAGCGAACTACCAGCATTTCCAGAGCCAAGAAGAATCAAAGGATCTTCTACAACAAGGTTGTTTACGTTAAGAATAGACGAAGTGCCATTAACGATCAAATCGTTTTGAACGGTAAGGTTTCCGGCGATTACAACGTTGTCTGGAAGTCCAACAGCAAATGTATTGGTGGCGACAGAATAAGAAACCTCGACCTCGCTGGTTGTACCAGAAATGGTCATTGTCTCTATGCCATCTGTCTGAATGGTTTCAGTCGATGTTCCGTCGCTTACGCTCAGCGAACCAGAACCAGCAGCAGCAACAGCTGCAATATCATTCGATAATTCCTCGATAGCACTCTGCACATTACTTGAAGTAACTTGCGCAACAGGAGTGACAGTAATTTCAGATGCAGGAACGCTTGTCCAAGAGCCCGTTCCTGAAGCGTCTGAACGAAGGTATTTACCTGCTCCTTGATTTCCTTCAACAAGGGTAAAAGAACCGGAAATCTTGACAGCAGCTGCTACGTCTTGTCCGAAAACAACATTGCCGTCTTCAAGCATCTGGAGAACGACAGTGCTACTGCCAGTGATTACTGCTAAACCTTTTGCCATTGTTTATTTCTCCAGAAAAAGTTGTTCAACCATAAATAGTTGTTGTTTTTGTGTATCTCTACGTTTAGGAAATAATGAAATATCTTGCCGCTGCGGCGACCGTGTAGTCGACGTTCCACTCAATCGCGCCGAAGTCGACGGCGTTACGCACGCTGGGTGCGCCAGCGGACTTGGTGCCTACCAGCTTGCACTCGACGAGAGACCCGTCGGCTGTTCCCAACTCCGAGGCGTTCCACGTAAACGCGAGGATCTGACCAGCACCGGTTACGTTGGTGTCGGTGCCTGCGCGGACGAGCGCGCCGTTCTCCCAAAGTTCGACGCGGCACGTCGGCGTCCCCGTCTGCCCCGTGTCGAACTGGCGAACGTAGGTGCGAAACTCTTGGAGCCCTGCACCTACGGTCGGGCTGCCAGTGGGCGTCGGGAACGTGACGCGGATGTCGTCGTTCGTGTTGTTGCTGTTGGCGACGATCCAGTTGCCATCCGGCGCATCTGGGTCGTCCGTTATATGCGTCAGCGTGTTCGGAGAACACCCTGTTAGCGCCGCAATGGCGTCAGGGGATTGCCGTTCTGTAGCCATACGTTACCTCCCCCGATGTACTAGCTGTTCTTGGCGTTGGCGCAGCGTGGGTCCGCTGTAATAATTCTCATCTACCGCATCTGGATTAAAGTTGTTTTTCATTATTAATCCTTCACATATCGAATAGATAAGTGGAATTCGGTCACGGTGCCGCTGCCAGCTGTGATTCTCAACGTTACCCAGGAATCTGCTGGCACAGTGGGATCGCCAGATGTGAATGTGTTTACTTTATTTCCCGTAGTGGTAGAAGTTGTAGTCACTGAAGCTGACATAACAAGATTTCCCGCCGTGGCTCTACTTGTGTTATGAGCGACATTCCATGTGCGGCTTGGCGCACTGCCACTCACAACAGCAGCCAAGTAATTAATCGTGATCGGGTCCACAGTGTAGAACATTGCCACGTTTTCGGTGGTTCCAGGGTTTGTGATCGTAATAGACTTTGTTTGCTCTTTATTCTTGGAAGAACCAGTGATCGATCCAATAAGAACTCTCTTTTTTACGTTAGCTGCTGCACTGTCTTCAATAAGCAAGAAGTCACCGGCAATAGGAGTTGCTTTGGCTGTTATAACGCTGATTTCAGAAGCAATATTATCGTGAATAGCTGTATCGTCTGTTCTAAAAGCCGTGTTCGTATCTAGCGTCGCATCAGAGATCAGAGCATTAAGCTCCGCTAGTGTGCTTGCGGAATGCCTAGCAACACTACCAAGACCATGAATAACAGGATTTCTATCATCAGATAGTCTAGAATCCGCTGTATCGATCAACGTGGCGTCTGAAACAAGGGCATTAACTTCTGCCAGTGTGCTTGCCGTATGTCTAGAAGCGCCAGCAAAACCATGAGGATTGGCATTTCTGTCATCCGACAACCTTGAGTCTGCTGTATCAATTAAAGTGGCGTCAGAAATCTTTGTATTCAATTCTGCAAGTGTTGAAGCTGTATGATACAGCGCATCAGCAAGACCATGTGGAGACATAGCGCCACCAGAGCCAGTGATTGTGCCCCAGAGAACTGACTTTTTAACATTGCCTGCCGCACTGTCTTCGATCAACAAGAAATCGCCAGCAACAGGAGTTCCCTTGGCTGCTATAACACTGATTTCTGATGCCACGTTATCGTGTATAGCAACATCATCTGTTCTAAACGCGGTGTTGGTATCTAATGTCGCATCAGAGATCAAAGCGTTAACTTCCGCAAGCGTACTTGCAGAATGTCTTGAAGCACCCGCGAACCCGTGTGGATTGGCGTTTCGATCGTCAGACAGCCTAGAATCTGCTGTATCGATTAGAGTGGCATCAGAAATCAACGCATTAACCTCTGACAAAACACTCGCTGAATGTCTAACTACGTCTGCAAACCCGTGAGGAGACGCGGGTCTGGCAGCAGTATTCGTATCAAGTGTAGCGTCAGATACCAGAGTATTCAATTCTGCCAAAGTTGAAGCGCTATGTCGAGCAGCGCTACCAAGACCATGAATAACAGGATTTCTATCATCAGATAGTCTAGAATCACCAGTGTCAATCAAAGTAGCGTCAGAAACTTTTGTATTGAGTTCCGCGAGAGTTGAGGCTGTGTGGTATTGAGCATCAGCAAGTCCATGAGCAGACATAGCGCCACCAGAACCAGTGATCGTACCCCAGAGAACTGACTTCTTGACATTACCTGCTGCGCTGTCTTCGATAAGTAAGAAATCGCCAGCAACGGGAGTTCCTTTGACAGTAACTGCACTGAGTTCAGAAGCTATGTTGTCGTGGATAGCTGTATCGTCTGTTCTAAAAGCTGTATTCGTATCCAGTGTTGCGTCAGAGATTAGGGCGTTAAGCTCAGCTAACGTTGACGCACTGTGTCTAGATACGCTTCCTAGACCATGAATAACTGGGTTTCTATCATCAGATAGTCTAGAATCTGCTGTGTCGATCAGTGTAGCATCAGAGATTAGTGAATTGACCTCTGACAAAACACTCGCGGTGTGTCTAACAACATCAGCAAAACCATGAGCAGCAGCTGGTCTTTCGGCTGTATTTGTATCTAGCGTAGCGTCAGAAATCTTTGTATTAAGTTCAGCCAATGTTGACGCCGTGTGGTATTGAGCGTCGGCGAGACCGTGAGCAGACATGCTTCCCGTGCCGCTACTTCCTGAAGGACCCGTGTCTCCTTTCTCTCCTGTAAGACGGATTACGCTAAAGGTGGCGTCTTCCACATAGAAGCCATCCGTTCCGCCAACAAGGGCGCTCTGAATCTGTAAAGTTACGAAGCTTCCAGAGGTTAAATTCGCTAGGAACCCTTTACCGATAGTATTGGTTACATTTTCGCCGACGAGGCTCGCGTCCTTAAGGACCGTGCTTTGTGCGTCAGAACCAGTTAGAAAATCTGCGTCGTCAATGCGGACGCGAGCCTGTCCCTCGATTACAGTATCTCCGTTATCTGGGAAATGCATATTAGCGTGATAACTAATCCAACAAGGACCAGTAGAACTAATCAGAATATTGTCAGGATTGCCGCCAACATCATGTTTTAATGAGCTAGAATCGTTTTGAACGTCTGTAGCGTCGAAGTTTACATCTGCCCAAGAAGAGGACACGGCATAAGATGTTGTTCTTCTCGCCTGAACAACTGGCATATCTCCAGCGACACTAGTTCCGCCAGAACCAGTGATTGTACCCCAGAGAACTTTCTTCTTGACATTAGCTGCCGCACTGTCTTCGATCAACAAGAAATCGCCAGCAACAGGAACGCCCTTTGTAGTGACTACGCTGATTTCTGAAGCTACGTTATCATGAATAGCGTTGTTGTCTGTAGCTCCATCGGTTAGGTTTGTCTCTGTACCGATCTGATCTCTATACCATAAATCCCCATCGGAACTTTTAACGAAAAGTTTGCCGTACCCTGCAACATCAGTTGGAGAAGAGCCAGTAAACCGGAAAGCCACAAAACTGCTCGTTACATCTTTGATGAGAGCACTTCTAAACCCGAAACCTGCTTGCCCTAAAAACACAGTATCATCACTTGAAGGATAAATAGAGGTTTCTAGTTGTATTGCCTCTGCGGCTGTCGAACTGGAAATTCTCTGAACATGTATTCTCGCAAGACCCTTGGATGGAGAACCAATCGTCTGTACGCTGTCGTTTTGAGGTACCAGATCGGTAGCAAGAATCATCGAGCCGCCCGTGTCTTCAAGGGTACCAATATAGGCAGTTCCATAATGGTTTGCCGGACCACCAAGATTGGTCACTCGATTGCCAAACGGGATAATTCCAGAAGAACCAGAATGACGGATAGTTCCTGTCACCACAAGACCATCCGGTCCTATTGACACGATATTCGAGCCAGTTAAGACAGAAGTAGATTCCCAATATGTGACTTGACCAGCGGATCCAGTACCGCTTACACTACTAGAACCAGTAAGGTTTCCTAGTTGTATGTATCTCTTCGCATAAGAGTTCTCGCTGGATTCAATGACAAAGATGTCTTGAGCCACCATAGCCGTCTTTTCAGTCAAACTAGAAATCTCACCAGCACCGAGTGTATGAATCGCGTCATTGTCATATCTGTTATCAGTTAGTCTGGGGTCGTTGTCATCAATCAGCGTTGCATCAGAAATTAGCGCGTTGACCTGTGCTAAAGTCGATGCGCTATGCCTTGATGCACCTGCGAAACCATGTTTGGCTGCTGGTCGCTCTGCGGTATTAGTGTCGAGCGTAGCGTCAGACACCAAAATATTCAACTCGGCTAACGTACTTGCGCTGTGCCTAGAGGCATTTCCCAAACCATGAATGTTCGGGTCTCTATCGTTTGACAACCTCGAATCAGCTGTGTCGATCAGTGTCGCATCAGAGATCAGGGTGTTGACTTGCGCCAATGTTGAAGCGCTGTGACGAGTTACATCTGCGAAGCCATGAGGGGACGCGGGTCTGGCAGCAGTATTTGTATCCAGCGTTGCATCAGAGACCAGAGCGTTAAGCTCTGCCAGAGTTGAGGCGCTGTGTCTGGCAACACTTCCCAAGCCGTGAATAACAGGGTTTCTATCATCAGACAATCTAGAGTCGTTAGTGTCAATCAAAGTAGCATCAGAAATCAATGCGTTTACTTCTGCCAAAACACTCGCTGAGTGTCTGACTACATCTGCAAAACCATGAGGAGACGCCGGTCGGGCAGCAGTATTTGTATCCAACGTCGCGTCTGAGATCAGGGTGTTAACTTCTGCCAACGTACTTGCCGAATGTCTTGATGCGCCTGCGAAACCATGAGGGTTGGCATTTCGATCATCAGACAGTCTAGAGTCCGCTGTGTCAATAAGGGTTGCATCAGAGATTAACGTATTGACTTGCGCTAGCGTTGATGCGCTATGGCGAGTTACATCCGCAAAGCCGTGAGCGGCTGCTGGTCGTTCTGCGGTATTTGTATCAAGAGTTGCATCAGAAATCTTTGTATTGAGTTCTGCTAACGTTGACGCTGTATGATAAGTGGCATCGGCAAGACCGTGTGCAACAAGAGCACCACCAGAGCCAGTAATCTTACCCCAAAGAACGTGCTTTTTGACATTACCTGCTGCGCTATCCTCGATGATTAGGTAATCATTTGCTACAGGAGCAGCTTTAGCCGTAATAGCAGAGATCTCACTAGATACATTGTCGTGGATGGCTGTGTCATCGATACCAGAACGTGCTGTTGCTGTAGGAGTGCTACCAGAATTTCCAAGCCAAACATTGTCTGTTGCTAATGTTGGCAAATCATTCGCGCGCCCAGAACCAATAATGTCGATGACACCATTGTTGGCACTCGTACGAACGACAAGTGCAACCTTTTGCACCGCATTAGAACCAGAAGGTTTCAGGCTGGTAAGAGCGCCAGCAGTATCTCCCGACACATACAAAGCTTGTCCAACAGAATATCCAGAAGTATTTAATCCAGACAAACGCCCAAATGCTACTACTTTCCCTATAGTATTGTTGGTGATAGTGTCTCTTGCGACACCAACAGCAGGCATCGTTCCTGCTGCATTAGCTTGAGCCAACTCTACTTCTTCTATTGCCAACCCGTTATTCCAGCCAGCAACGTAAACCACTTGCCCCGGATTGATGGTGCCCGGACTTGCCTTTCTAGCGTCATCAACCAATTCAGAAGCATCACCAGCTTGGGCACCCAAATCAGCATTCACTTGGACAAAGATACTGCCAGTAGTTGCGCTAGAATGAATAACATATCCAACCAGAACATTATACGAACCAGTAATAGGATTCGTGTTGATGAGTCCTCCGGGTGTACTATCGGAAAGACGCAAAGTGTCGCCATCAGCAAACGCAGACGTGTCCAAATCATTCACTTTGCCCCAAATCGTCACATACCCATATGAATTATTCTCAATATCGTGAGTAGCAAGACCAATCACTTCCGAAGTTACCGCATCGTTCGACAAAGCCAGGGCAATCGATGGTCGCAACTCTCCACCACCAGAGCCGGAAATGTAAACAACCGAACCATTAGTGATGGTTCCGCCACTTTCGTTTCTTACACGCACAAACCCTTCTTGACCAAGCTGATGGCGAACGTCTACCTCATCGTTCATTACAGTTAATGCGTGTTCGTTCAGATCATAATACATCGTTCCTTCTGAATGTCCAACAGAAGAAGTTTGCTTAAGCTCAATCAGAGACGCGGAAACAAATGATGCAGTTAAATGAGTGACTTGCATCCTGCTTCCGCTAAAGGGTCCACTGAAAGCTCCTGAACTTAGGACCGCGTCTCCATTCGCATTTATTGTTAGAGTTGAGCCAGTAAGAGTACCGGTAGACCCGTCATAAACCATCACTCTACCAATATCAGCAGAGCCGACCCCAAAGACAACTGACGACAACATTCTCAGCGATTCTGCTTGAGTGAGGGTTGTTTCTCCATCGTTTAACAAGACCGTGCCACCCTGGACATAGCCAAGAAGCTGTGGGTCACTCTGGATTTCAGAAATCGTGTTAAAGTCAGTGAGCGTAGCTATAGAACCTGTCGCTGGTATCACACCATCAGGTACACTTAACTGACTTAACGATACCGGAGAGCCGGTTTGATTAATCGCTACTATTGTTGTCATTTAGATTCTCCACTTAACTCTAACCCATCCTTGCCCGTTTGTTACCGTGTTGCCACCCGATTTGTTCAAGACACCCAAGACGACATTTGGTGAGAAGTCTCCGTTCAGGGCGCTACTTTCACCAGAAACGGCGCTAGAAGAAAGAAAAGCAACTTCACTTCCATTAGCAGTAACTTGAAAAACTGTCGCATCGGTATCGTCTCTTGAATATCCTAAACTTAGAACTGTTCCGCTATGAAATGTTGGAAATCCGTTTGTGGCACTAAACGAGATACCGTCAAGCGAGCGATAATAAGAACCGCCAGCATTGTTGGCAGTTTTTCCAAATCCAAAAATAGATGTTTCTATCGACAGCCATTTAGATCTAGAACCATCATATCTCATTTCCATTTCTAACACTGTGTTGTAATATTTATCTCCCTCTGTTGGACTTGGTGATACGGGGTCGATAGATGCTGTGCCGTAATCATATCTGCCACCTAAAGAAGCAGAGATTTCAAGTGTTTCGTTGGCGCCATCGTTACGCTCGTTGAATGTAATGTTGGTGCCAGCAACCAGCTTACCATTTAAGTAGCCTGCCGTAGTGTCATTTGAAGACACTTTTGCCAGAACATCAGCACCAGAACCAGAAGACCCGGAGAGCGATAGATCGAAGACACTACCATCTGGTATCTTTATGTAAAGATGGTCAGTGCTGCTAGAAGCATACACGACAATGCGATCCGCGCCTGGAGTAGTAGGTGGTACATCGAATCTGGATAAATATAGGGCACCACTTACGTCAAGCGCACCACTCGGTTCCGTAACATTTCCGATTCCAACTCTACCAGAACCAGAAACATAAATTGAAGTAGCAGCACCAATCTTTATGTCGATTGGTACTGAACTTGATATGATTCCGTTCTGTGTTAGAATCTTGCCCATGTTTTGTTCCTCTGACTATAGATATTTAGTCAGTAAGACCAGAACCAGTAAGAACAAACATGTCGCCTGTTGCGATGTTGGTTAACTCTGCGAAAACACGAAACTCTACAGTCCCCCCGTGATCGTGTGTAATATACAGCTCTTTGCACTTAACGTCAGCTTCAAATGGCTGATCGTCGGCAACGTGCCACCAATGGTTGCCACTCACTACGTTGGTTCCGGTAATGGAGTTAAAGTGTACGCGGATATGTCCGCCGCCGCCAGCGCCAACAGTTTGGACTTTGACGTGACTTGCCACGGTTGGGAATCTTGCAACGAACTCAGTGCTACCCGTGATTGCGCTTCCAGTGATATATGGGTACCCAGAAACTTGATAAGAGCCAACATTGCCCAGCCCTGGTCTCATAGGGTATAATACGCCTTCTGTCATCTTTTCTTCCCCTTATTCTGTCTCGTGTTGCTGTTCTTGTTTTAAACCCTTCATAACTCGGGCACGCTGTTGTTTCTTCTCTCGCTTCTTTACAGAAGGCTTCTTAAAATACTGTCTCTCTCGTAGAATATCAAAAAGCTCTGACTTCTTTTGCTTCTTGATGAATCTACTCACCAAACTACTCGCTGACTCGTCTTTATCTGCCTTAACCGAAAACATGGTTACTCCTTGCCTATGTGTCTTTTGAAATTAAGGGTTGTTAACCCTGGAATTTTACTAATATCAATACCGGGATCTTGAGGAGCAATGCCAGCCATTGGGTCTGCTTGTGAGGACCCTTGTCGCTCAGCCAAAACTGGTTCAACATTCTCCAGTATATTCATGCCATACGCTTTGCTCATTTGTTCTTCTAATGCTATCTGGCGAGATCTTGCTGCACTGTTTCCCTCTAGCTTCATCTGTTCTGCAATCTGGCGAGGAGAGGTGTTTTGCACCACTGCTCCCATGTTGTTATTTGGCAAAGAAACTGGTGCAGGAGCAGAATTTAAGATTCTTCCTCTGGGAGCCAGAGCTTCGACCAGAGAAGGAACGTCGATCCCCTTCAGAACCTCCGACACGACGCCTGAGATGACCCCAGATTCAAAGAGAACCTCGTTGATACACTCCTCGATGCACTCTTTCACCAGGGGCTTCAAAACAGCTTTAAGCTCGGACTTTTTCATTACTGATTACCTTTTACCTTTTACTTTTCCAGCACCAAGACCCATTTCTTCAAGAGCCTCAGCAATAGCAGAATCCAGTTCAAGCTCGCTTACGAGGTCTGTCTCATTAACGGAAGGATGCGAGGTTGGAGGTGTCATTTCTGCCCCTGACATAGCATCCACAAGTTTCTCTTCTAGTTCGAATTCCAAACCACGAAGCACTTCTGGTCTAATTCCAGCAGTACGAAGCGTGCTCATGACAGTATCCATCACCAGCGTCTGAATCTCGTCTTTCATTCTTTCCATCGGAGAAACATCTGGGTCCCATCTTCGATCTTCATTTTCTGTCAAGATCTTTCTATCGTAAAGAGCATACTCCTCATCGATGATTTCTTGAAGCCTTTTTTTGGTAATCTTCATTTTCATTAGACACTCCCTACAATTTCGGTCAAAAGACGATTAATTCTGTCAGCCTTTGTGAAGATGTTCGGCTGGTTTTTTGATTCTCTGAGACTCATGAATGCGTTTTGTGTAGAAGGCTCAGAGACCATATCAAAACACAGCAATTGGAAGTCGTCCTCTACGATCGTGTTCCCCATGCTCTCATGGACCGAACCAAGTCCTCTTGATGAGATACCCAGCTGAACTCCGTCTTTGGCAAGTCCCTCTAGAATCTGTCCGTTGGGAGTGTGGCGAAGGACTCGAATCTTACCCATTACATTCTTGCCTTCCCACCAGATATCTGTGACGATATGCGAAGCGTTCTTCAGCGCAACAACAGAGTCTTCTGGATGATCAAGCTCTCCCAACGCCCTGTTCTCACTGATCAGCTTCTTGTAGTTCTCTACTTCTCTTTCGAGGATGCGGAACGGATAGATTCGTCCATTCCCGTTCTTTTCGTCTGCTCTTTGCATAACACCTGTTAAGTATACGCTGCCATTACGAACTTCAGCCTTCTCGGATTCCGTCAAAAAGTCTTGACAGACGCCCCCTTCACACATCGAGTAGTATTCCCTTAAAAGCTTCATTTTCTCTCTCTTGAAATAGTTTTAAAGCCGGCGTAACCGGCGCGAGTTAGCTACCCTTGCAGCAGCGTCGCACTGGTTGAAGCATCCACTTCTTTGTCCATGTGTTTGTCATCCCTCTCCTCCCAATATGTTGTATTGATTCATCGCTGACGCCTTGGCTTCTTCTCTAGAAGCAAAGGGTCCAAGAAGAATATGGTTGCCGCCATAAAAACCTGGCGTAATAACATAAAATCCAGATTTAGCAGTTACAGGTCCCTTTGCCATGTTAACAGTAATGGGCTGTCTCAAAATTGCTACGTAATAGTTAGCCGGTTCAGTGCTATTGTGGTTATCTTGTTCGTAATCATAGTCAAGCTGTTCCTGATCGTCGCCGTCCCACCCAATATAGTCTGGACTTCCCTCTCGTTCGTAATTATCGTCCCACTCTTTATAGCGAAGTTTGCCATAAACGGAATTTTTCAATTTATTGGGCCAAAGCTTAGGATCGGAGCTATCGTAGTCGCCACCACGCGAGGAAGAAGAAGATCCACCAGCTTCCTGCACAGCAAGCTCTAGTTCTACAATCTTTTTTATTTCATTCATTGTGATCAGCTTTTTCAAATTGTATCCCCTTATCCCCGAAAATGCTGCTTAAAACGTATGAAGTTCCAGCACTCAAGCAACCTAGCAAAAATCCGTTTGCCAAAATAAGCTCGTAACTAAATAGTGAAGTGTATGGGCTAATGGTCCAGAGAAACACACCCACCCAGAAACCGATGCAGAGAGGACAGTTGAACAACTCCCCAATCTTTCCGGACTCTTTGTTCGGTCTAATTTTGTTGAAAATTGAGCCGTAGACAATTATGAATGTCATTCCGTAAGAAGCTAGGATAAAATATAGTAGTTCAAGCATCAGTCTTCCGAGTTTTAGTATCCCGCGATGTACTGTCGCGTCCGGTGCGGGATTATGCTACCTTTCTCTGCTTCTTGCGGAATTTCCCCTAGTTCTGTTGAGTCTTCAACATCGGGCTCGGTTAATCTCTCTTCCTCTTTCTTCTCTACTGCCTTTTCATACGTAAACGAAGGTCGTTCTTCTTCTAGGAATTTACCTATAGCGAACACAGCCACTTCGTCAATATTAATTAACTTTGTGGGAGAACCAATGACTCCCTCCAGGGCGCCATATACATTCCCGCCTCTCACTGAATCTCTGGTGATTACTCCATTCTTCATAAGATAATCGAACAGTCTGCTCTGTGTCGCGTAAACATCGTCGCTCATCAGGGTCTTGGGGAAAGCAACAATTTTCATTTCTTCTGGCTGCACAACGATATCAACATCCGGGTGATCAGCGATCACAAGATGTCCGTTTAGCGTGCGCCGAATTTTCAAAGACATTTTCAGAGAAGATGGCTTTTCCGGCTCTTCAATTTGTATTTGAAGGCTTTCTGGCTCTTGTTTCTGATCTTTTATTTGAATTTCGATTGCCATTTATGATTGCACTTCCTTCACGAGCATTTGGATCTTCATTACTTCCCCAACAAGAACCTTGTCAACCGGCATCGTCTTGTAACTATCAATCTTTTCAAGAACAGCTTTGGTCTTGCTAACCATCCTCGTGTCGGCAGCGATCTCCTCAAGCGTAAGCGATTCTTCGATTACCTTGCGCAGTCTTCCGATCTCTTCATTCAGAAAGATCTTCAAGCCGGTGCCGTTATCTGAGAAAGACATAACAAACTGCGTAACTAATTCTTTTTGCTCTGGCAGTAATGATTTTCCATAAACGCTGTTAAAATTGTTGACAAACGTCTTATAGGTAAGATTATCAATAGCTACCATCTCTGGTTCTTTTTTTATACTTGCATCGATGATCATTTTTTCGATGAGCGCCTGCTCAAGTAGAACCTTGCTTTTGGGAGGTGTTCCCTTAGAAAAAATCTGTGCAATGCTTGCCAGACTCTTATATTCTGGAACGAAGTTGGTAAACACTGTCTTCGGAAGACGTTTATTCATATCGTCCAACAGGGAGGACTGTTCACCAAAGATCTTTTGTGGATCAAGCTGCGCGTGAGCCTCAACAATCCTATCAAGAAGTCGTCTTGCTGTATCGGAATTCAACCCTTTCGTTTCGTCCAAAGCATTAAACAGATCGAGTTCCTTGCGGAGCATGGTTCCCTTTTTGAAGTGCTCTTTACATAATGATAAAACGGTATTCTTGCCAGCAACGTTGTTGTCCACAACATTCTTCGTTAGCTCTCTAATCAAGAACTCATACAAAATAGCAGTATTGCGCTTTTTGTTGTGTTTTGACAATTTATTCTCCGACTTCGTCATCTGTTGTGCTCTCCACTACCAATTTCTTTCTCTTGGCAAACGTCTCACTAGAAATAGATGTTTCCAAATCACTCATGAGATCTTTAAGTTCGCTTTCTCTTCTGAAAAGTCGAGATTCTTCCAATTTATACCTATCTTTCCCAATTTTCACTTCTTCGTCTACGCGATCGGATTCATCATAGTAACTATCCTCATAGCTCTCAAAGATTCCATCGGCGATCGAAAACAAATCAGACGATCCCGCGAAGACGCTTCTTCTGCCGGCTCCTCGTGCTTCGTTACCAGATTTACTTAAATTGCTCCTTCTACGGGCACCCGCCTTTCTCCTGTCGCCACCCTTGTGTTTGCGAGGGGTGTACATTTTTCCCTTAGAAAGCGCAGTAGTTGTGGCGTGTCTATCTTCTCTCTTGCCTGGGGCGGCTAAAAGAGTCTCATCTTCGGCAGCATCCTCTGGGGCTGCTTCATCGCCTCCAAGATCTCCCTCTCCTCCCAGATCTTCGCCGCCGAGGTCGCCACCTTCGTCACCAAAGTCACCAAGTCCGCCACCACCTGCCCCCTCAAGAGCAGCAGTTTCAGATACCATGTCAAGCTCGGCTTCAAACTTTCTATCGTAGAACATTTCTCGCTGATTACGCAAGAATTCTTCATCCGTCAAGCCAAAGATATTAGCTGCAACCCATCGCTTGCTGAAGAATCCGTCCGTAGCAGCAGAGGCAACATCGAACTTCGTTCTCCAGTGCTCCAATTCCTGCAATTCAGCAATCTTCGATGGATTGTTTAGAGAAAGAGTGTGTGAGATTAGATCATCGCCTCTGAACCCGAGAGTGTAGAGATGAATAATGCCAATCTTCTCAAGCTCTGCGATCACTGAACGTTGCAGTCGCTGAATGGTTCTAGCAAATCGAATATCTTTCTGAGCTAGTGTTGCTTTGTCTTCGTCTGCGCCTTCACCACGCGACAAATAGGACTGCGGGACCTTCAAAGCAGAAAAGAGTTTATCACGAAGATATTTAACGTCATCGATATCTCCGGTGTACGTTCCGCCGGGAAGGGATTCTACCTTCGTTGATGTGTTGGGACCATGAGTCGGCAGGAAGTAATCTTCCTCGATGCTAAGCGGATTATACCGCAAGTCGACTCGTCCCGTACGATCATCGATAACCTGATTTCGCTTCATGGTCGTAATGACCTTCTGCATAAACTGTTCTACGTCTTCAGGAGCGATATTGCCAATGTCGATATAGAACACGCGACGTTCGGGAGAACGCACGATACGATATGCCATCATTGCGTCTTCTAGAAGAGTAAGTTGTCGCCAGATGCGACGGGCGGGTTCTAGAACGCTTGTTCCGTATGGAGCGTATTTATCGTTTCCAAGAATACGAAAATGACCAACCTGCCAGTTCTCGAAAGTCATCCCACCACTATTCCACTGAAACTGGACATAGTTTGGGTTTGTAACATCCTCACCCTCTAGGCGCTCGACTTCTTGTGCGGGAAGACCAATGACGTTCGTGATTCCGTCTTTGTCATCAATGTCCAAATATAGAAAGAAATCTCCGTACTTGCACATCGTTCTGCACCATCCGAACAGATTGAACTCAACGTTCATAACGTTGAAATACAAATTCTTCAGAACAGCCTTGATCTCCTCATTCGGACAATCGATCTTGAGCATTTCCTCAAGAGAGGTTGAGGTTGTCATTTCGTCGGCATAGATATCCATGCTAGAAGCAATCTCTGGTGAGTACTCCATTTGGTCAAAATCTATGTATCTCTCATTTCGATTTTGATTCGCCATCGCTTGAGATTGAAGTTGCTCAAACGGACTATATGTTGCTTTCTTGAACCCCTTGCCACTAGCAGACGTAAAATTCCATTTGTCAAGCCGACGACGCTTCTCTTGTCGATAAAGCTGCGTTCTACGTTGGACAATAGGACCAGAGAACAAGCGAGTCAGGTGCTTGAACAGATTATTCTCTTCGTTTCTGGGATTACGTTGTTTGCTAGCCATTTTTTATTAACCTTTATAGAGCCAAGAATACATCTTGTGTTCTTCTTTGATCTCTTTCATGTGATTATTGTCGAAATCTAATTTCTTGTTGTAGCCGATCATACCCGGTATAGCAGTGGAGATCCTAGTGTTAGATTGAACTATCGCGTTCAACATTGCCTTGCTATAGGCAACGTCTCTAGCTGATTTATGCAAAGCCGTATCTCGTACCCAGCATGCAATAGCGAGAGAAATCGTTAAATCGTCATTTCCCCCTCTTTGGGCTTCTGGTCTTCCATTGTTCCAGATAAATCGCTGCATTTCGTGAATCAATCTCGTTGAATTGACCTTAATAATATCGTTACGTAAGAACTCATCAAGCTTTGCGATGATAATCGGACGAGTCTTCAAAGAGGTTGTAAACCCAGGAACAACTCCAGACATATATTCTGCTTGCAATTGATCAACGTATTCGTGTGTAGACTTCACTGACCAGTATAGGTTAGGATACTCCGATTCTTTAAGCTTAGATAACACAGTGTGTCCCATAGTGGCGTTTTCAACGACCAAAAGAGCGTCACCGTATTCTCCACCAGTAGAACTCAGCATTCCAGCAAACATTTCTGGGGCGAGCTTGCCTTGATATTCTGCTACTTGTGTTAAGCGTTCTCCTAACTTCAAAACGTGAAAAGCACTATAATCTTCTCCGTCGCCACGGGCTACGTCAGCAGTTATCAAATAGTTAGCGCCGGGAATGTATGGTTCCCAAATCCAGTAGTTTCTATCCCACCCCGTTCTAAACAATGGTTCAGAACATCCTTTTTCCAATTTCTGAATGACTTTGGGATCGATGACGGTGTCACCGGACATATTAAAACTACATTCGAATTCTTGCGCTAGTTCACGCGGAGAATACTTTAGTTTTTGCTTGTCATACCACTCTTGATCCTGCTCTGGGTGAACAGACCAGTGAAGTCTAATCGGATGGAAGTCATTTTGCATATCAACAGCTTGAGTATACATTTTGTGGAACCAATTACCAACGCCATTTGGCGTGCTCAATGCGATGCAGCGACCACCACGAGCAAGCGTAGGACCGATGGCTTTCCACATATCATCGAGCCCATCAACGAAGGCAGCCTCATCGATAACCAAAAGAGACAAAGCCTCAGAACGACCAGAATCGGAAGACGTACTTGACGCCATGATCTGCGAACCATTCGAGAGAGTGAACTCTGTTTCGTTGTCCTTTACAATGTCAGCAATCTTCATCCAGGGAGGGACGTACTTGAACATTTTCTTGACTTTCTTAACCAGATTGGCAGCTGTCTTAAACTTGGTCGCTACAACCATGACCGTCTTCTCTCGACGGAAAAGCATCAACCATACAATGTAGGCAGCTGTGACTGTGGAGAGTCCAAGCTGTCTGGCTTTCAAAACAATATTTTGCTTGTAATCAACGAAATCCTGTAGAACTTCATCCTGAAAGGGGTACGTGTGAAAAGGGATTAATCCCCTTTGTGGATGTTGAATTCTACAGTAGTTCTTGATAAAATGAATAGGATCGCGACCACACTTTTGGATCTCGTCTTTCATCTGCTTTTTTGTGAGTTGATAAGCCATTCAGTTATTTTTGTCTTCGCTTATTGTTGTGAATTAATGTCTTTCTTGGCTGACTGGCGACGCTTCTTTGCAGTTGTCTTTTTAGCATCTGCTTTGCCCTTTCTTGTGCTTGGGGCATCCCACTTGTCGCTTGTCTTTTCACCCCAAGGAATACCCTTGTTGCTTAGAGAGCCTTTGCCACCCTCTTCAAGCTCAAGCTCCTTCATTAAAGCAGACTTAATTTGTTCTTCAAGATCAGCACTCGATTCTAAATCATCAAGAGCGTCAGAGAGCGTCATGGCGTAAGGCACAAGGTTTCTAGTATCGGGATTTGAGTAATATGCTGTTCCGTAATCAGCAAGTTTTTCGTCCCATCTGGTGTTGCCTTGCTGTGCAAGCCTAGCCTTAATGTCTTCAGACTGGGCGACAAGCTCTTCCATGCGTCCACGAGCACTATCTTGCATTCCCTTAACTCCAGATGACTTCTTCCCGAAAAGAGAGATCTCGTTAACGCCTTCTTCCATGTAGCCATACTCTTCGCAGGGCGCAAGTTCTCTTTTTAACGTCTCAATCGAGGTAATTTCTTCTTCGTCGAATACGTACGCTATAGCCTCAAGTAACTTCTTGGCTTCTGGGTCTTCCACCAGGGGGATAGCTGCACGTAGCGCGTCTACTAACGAATTTGGTTCGGCGGGAGTCTGCGTCCATTGTCCAAACCCACCTTCTTCAAGCTCTTCAAAATCACCTTCTTCGGAATTAAGAATTTCTTCTAGAGTAGATATGCTGTCTCTCAATTCATAGGTACATTCGTAGTCCATATTTTTGAAGCGTTGGACTATCTCTTGCAGCAGCCAACGAACAACTGGTACTTTTTCGAATTGGGGATCTGAAGTGGGTGCGCCGATCTCTTCAAGAGATTCCTTAACGAGTCTTATCAGCTCACTTTTTGTAACTTTCATCTTTGTTCTCCTGAATGGCGATTCTGTGTACCGATTAGTATCCCTTGTCGTTTTTGCCTTGAGAAATCCAGTCCTTCATCGCCTTGTCGACAGTTCTCTTCTCGTTACCGTCATCATCCAAGCCGCCAACTTCATAGGTGCATTGGGCACGAACCCACATACGAATCTTTGAGGTGCTTTCAGACTGCATGTCCATATCGCCCTTCTTCGTGAGCTTTACCGCATCGCCAGTTACTTTCTTGTATTCTTTCTTGAGCCACTTCACCACCTCGGCAACAGTGTCCTCGACCTTAGACTTGAGCTTGGGATCGTGAGCCTCTTTGGTAGAAATCTCAGAATGGTATGTTAGAATCATCAAGTTTCCCTGAATCTTGACGTTAACTCCGTCCATAAGACGATGACCGTCTAAAAAGTCGCCCTCTTCACGTCGAAGTCCGACCTTCTCTGGGTCGCCGTCCTCGTCACGGGCACCGTCATACGCATTAGCAGCTGCCTGCTGCAAGCCTTGAACAATCTTTACCACATCTTTGTCAGCCATCGTCTTTCTCCCTGCGAACGTTAAGCACTGTTTGCCGCAATTCGTTTAATTCGTTTCTTATTGCCAGTACGTCTTTGCGGACACGGACTCCCGCTGACAAATTTCCTCTATCTGCTTTCTCGGCGTCTCGTCGAATAAACTCAAGATTCTTTATTATGCTCTCTAGCTTGTCCAGAACTGTCATCGGTGTTTGGTCTCCATCCATTCATCCAGCGGGCTTCTCTGCCCTCAACGTGCCGTACAAAACATTTGTAACAGCAGCTAAACTTATTCACGTATACATCGTCTTTTATAGAGAATGAGTACGTCAAGCAAACAGGACAATTACGATCAGCCCCGGTATTAAGTAGTTTCTTCCTAACAAGAAAACCACCAGCGTCAGCTTTCTCTTTATTTTTTGAAGTCTTGGCTTCGCGGCGCTCTTGTACTTGTTTAGAGAATTCCTTCTCTTTCTCGTCGGACCAGCTGGAACGAGGATCGGTTACGGCTTTTTTGCCATATTTTCGTTGGATTGCCTTCTCTACGCCCTCAATATAATTAAGATCACTCATTTGAGTATGGATTCTCCTTTAGCGGTCTGTACTGCCGCAAAGAAGATGAGCGTAGTTACAATTGCAGTAACGACAACGCCGAGAGTCACACCACCTGCTAGGAAATAACCGTCTTTATTACCACCCTGTTTCTCGATTTGGACATAGAGCCTATCGAGTTCCTTGTCTTTTAAGCTTATGATGGCAGAACTTTTTTCTTTCTCTGCCTTTAGGTCAGTTTGGAGGTTTTTCTTCTGTAAATCACACTTCGTTTCCTGAGTATCCGCTATGAAAGTCTTTTCTAATTCACACTGCGCTTTCGCAGCTTCTTTCTTAGCAATAATCTGTGCTGCCTCGTCATTTGTTAAAAAAACACCGTCCGCAGGGACGGTATCGCCAGCAGCAACATTTGTTTGTGCAATGGACGCAACAGAAAAAAGCGCGATCATTACGGCAGCAAGTATTCTCACAAATCGAACTCCTCTTTTAGCTTTTCAGCCAAGTTTTCTTTTTTTAGCTCTTCAACACGAGCTTTGGTACCCTGTGCTAGCTTTAGCAGTTCTTCTTCATGCTTCTGAGAAATAAGCTTTAGCTTTTCATCACGTTCTTCTAGATGTTTATCTCTCTCGGCAACTTGCTGTTCGCGGATTTCATCTACCTTACGAACCTGCTCTTTGTAGCCCTCTCTGTTTTTCATTAAAGCTTCAATCATGGCAGTCGTTTTGCCTTTAAACAGCACATACGATACCACAATAGCTAACAAGCTTAAAGGGATATACCAGTGATGTTTAAGCCATAGCCAGGATTTGCTTAGCCCACTCTTTAGTAACAACAGATTCATTATTCTTTCCCTGCTTTCTTCCACGCTACAGCTAAATCGACTGCACCTTGTGAGCCAATATATGCCAAAGCGACCGCTATCCACTGATCTGCTGGAATTACTTCCATAAACAGACCAATAGTTGCAGTCGCCCAGACCATTAACTTACGAGACACCACCTTAGAAAGTAGTGCGTCTAATACACCTAATTCAGATTTTTCCTCTTTCTTTTCTAGTTCTGTTGACATTCATCGATGCCTCCTACCAAATAACGACGACCTCTTCGTCAGTTTCTTTTGTCTGCGATGGATAAACTGGCTGATATTGCATCCAATCTCCCATTTCGTCTTCCTGAAATGCTCTGACGTGTCTTGTAAGCGGATCGCCCTTCAAGTCCTCAAAGTTTTGCCTGTACACAGAAGATGTAACCACCTTCATGTCCTCTGGAAAGTTCTCCAAAAGACGTTTCAGTTGTCCAACCGTAAGCATCAATCACTCCTTCTTTGGCTCAAGCGGTATCACTTCACCAGTCTGTAAATCAAGTAAGAATCCTTCAAATTCAGTTTTGTTCGTGTTTCCACCTCCGATAGCAATTAAAATTGCTCTGAGATTATCACGGAGCACCTTGTTCCAGATTTCAAGCTCTTTGACACGAATTTCTAGTTTTTCAACATCAGCAGAACTTGACGCAACAAAAACTTGTACCGCGTCTTCTTCTGCGCCAAAAAAGCTTACGTAACTAACCCCGCAGAGACTCAAGATCATCCCAACAGCTACTAGGGCACGAGGGAGATTAGTTAAAGCTTCAACGATTTTGTATAAAAATCCAGTGAACCTGTTAGCTAACGATTCCTTTTCTTCCCCTTCGTTCTCTTCTTCCATTTCATGAATCCCCCTAAACTTGAATATGTGCGTAGCCGTCACTTTTGTCTATAACTAGCTGAGTATCTACAATGTCCTTGAGAGCATCTAAGTGAGAAATCAAAATGATGGTTTTAAACTGCGTTTTTAGCATTTCCAGCATTCTAATGAACCCTTCCATGTTCTCTTCGTCCAGGGCTGTAGCCGGTTCGTCCAAGATAAATAGGTCCCCCACAGGCAGGCTGCTTATACGGATTAACGCAACTCTGATAGCAACCGCTGCGAGAGTACGCTCTGCTCCAGAACAGCCGTCCAAGGATCTGGCTGGATACTTGGGGTGCCTAATCATAATAGGAAGTTCTTTCCCGTCCTCCTCAAGATAAACCTCAAACTCAACGATATTCGCTAAGATCTTGGAGATTTCTTGATTTATGACCGGAAGCTTCTTCTTGATAATGTCGTAAGCGATACCATTACTGTGCATGCACTTCATGTAAAGATCATACGCAGCATACTGCTCACGAAGCTCTTCTTTTTCAAGCTTTGAGTTCTCTAGATTATCCCATTTCTGTTCAAGAGAACCATGCTCCTTCCAAAGTTCCATCAACTCATTCTGACATTGATCCAATTCAGCACCAATATCTCCAAAACTCTTGCTCAGTTTCTTCTTCTCGCTGTGGAGTCTCTTGAGAGTTTTAACCGTCTCTTTGTTCCTGAAATACTCTTCAAGGTTTCTATTGAACTCTTCAAGCGTGCTCTTCGTATTTACAACAGCGGTGTTGTTTCTTTCTATTTCAAGGTGTAAAGAAGCTATCTTTATGTTCTTGCCGTTTCTCTCACCGATAAGCCATTCATATTTCTTAATGACCCTCTGAACTTCTGCTGGATTCAGTTCCTTGATCTCGTCGAGAATGTTTTTCTTGTTTGCCTTTGTGAGATTAATCAAGCCTTCTATTTCTGGAATCTCTTTTCGAGACAGATGAGCATCTAAGAGAAACTGACAATCAGGAAAGAGTTCGCCGCACGGAACCTCGCTCAGTAGAGAAGCCTTCTTTTCTTGTCTTGTCTTCTTGCTTAATTCAGAGTTCAATTCAGATGTGATCTTGTCTAGCTTCCTTTGGCTCTCAATAGCCAGTCTGTTTTTCTTGCGAAGCTCTTCTATATCAAAATCAGAAAAAAACTGTTCAATTTTCTCTAGATCGTTTTCTGCTTTGCGTACTTCCTCTCCATGCTCTTCCTGTAGCGCGAGGCGCTTTGTCAACGACTGTTCGTGAGCACGAATCTTCTCGCGAATCTCTTCCTCGTCAAGAGTATCAATCTCAGGAGACTTGGCTATTTCAATATCGAGGTCTGACATGTTTTTCGTCAAACCCGATAAGTCTTCTTTCAGTTCTTCAATCTTGCTTTTGTATCCCTGAATGGTTCTTTCATTCTCTGCGGCTGCAATCTGAATCGCAGTCAATTCTTCGTCGAAGTCTCTTCCCTCCAGCTTCTTCAAGGCTGCCTTTAGTTCAGAAGCATCTTCATTAGCTAATCCGTGCTTCTTATCGAAAATCTCAAGATCTAGAAACTTCGCAAGGACTTGTTTGCGCTCTGTAGACCGCGCATCGACAAACGCTAATGAATTTGTCTGTGATGACATAGAAGTAAGCAAAAAATCGTCCAGAGAACCGAAGAGTCGTTTGATCTCCTTATCGGTTTCTGGGCGGCTTTCACCGTTCAGGTTTCTCTTCACGTCATCCGGTATTTTATCATGCAGACCATGCGCAAAAAACCCGAAATCTACAGTAGTTTCGGCGCTAGATACGTTACCAGCAGCCTTGGTCGTCTTTGTGGTTTTGTTCGCGTTCCGATCGATTACGAACGTTCTTTGTCCGATTTCAATTTCGACAGTCCCACGACCATACGCTCTGTTCTGGTTTACAATATCAACGTTCTTGCGGATGTTTTTTGAAGTGCTGTTGAAGACCGTCCATAAGAAACTGTCCACAATACTCGACTTACCAGTGAAATTCTTACCAAACACACCCACAACACCGCTAAGCTTTTCAAAGTCTATGAAATTGTCTTTTCCATAGCTGAATAGATTGTCCCACGACATTCTCTTCATGCTCCAGCGAACGTTTCTTACCACTTCATCTTGCTGTTCGGCGAGAGTGTGATATTTCTTGTTTAGTTGTATAACCTTCTCAAGAATATCTGGTTGTACTTCGTATCCAGACAGAAAGTCTTTTATGATCTTTTCTTGAACCTGCAAATCTCGCAAGTCGTCGTCATTTTGGAGTACCGATGGCTTACCATCGCGAATATCATTTACTTCTGCCTTGTTGAAGATCGTAACCGTCTGAGGACTAAATCTTGTTTTTGCCGTGTCCATCGCTTGACGAAGTACGTTAAGCGGAACATGGTTTGGTACCGACAAGCGAAGTCGAGCGTTCTCTGGTACCTGTGCGTCACTAGGAATAAGTCCCTTTTCTGACAGATGCAGAGTGTGGAATGGACTTGGATTAGGAATAGAGATGTGTCTGGTACGGAAATCGTCCTTGTTTTCTATTTCCCAAATAAGAAATCCCTTGTCGTTCGTCTCGCCATGATTTTGTTGAACTGTAGACCCTGGATAAACGGCTCTCCCGTCTGGATCGATAGCTTGATTGGTCTTGTGAATATCTCCGAGAAAGACATAATCATATCCCTCAAAAATCTCAAGATCATGTTCTCCGTGCAACAATACAAATCCAGCATCAGTCTCAACACCACTAACAGTCCCGTGATACAACGCAATGTTTATTTTGCTCGGATCAGAGATCTTTTCCCAGTTTTCTTGATCAAAAACAGACAAAACATTGAACGTCAGTTCGTCTGAGACCGGCACTTCACCAGCAGCCTTAAGCAGATGCAGGTTGGGTAGTCGAAGGGCTGAAACAATCGGTGAGAGCGCGTCAAGGCGTGTGTGGTTCTTGAGGTTGCCATCGTGGTTTCCGAGGATTATGTATGTTGGAGCAATGGACTCCAATTCGCGGAAGAACCAAGAGCACATTTCTATAAACTCTGGTGAAATCTGAGTCTTCGTGTGAGCAATGTCGCCGCAGTGAACAATATAGTCCACCTTCTCGTCACGCAAAATATCAAACATCTTTTGAAATACTATACGATATTCATCATGGTATTTCAAATTCCTGATGTGGGTATCAGATATGTGTCCAATCTTAATCATTATTAAATTCCTATAGCTAGCTTCTGCAAATATGTTCTTGAGTCCACTAGCTCTGCTAGCTGAACTCTTCTTGCGTAGCGTTTCTTTCCTAGCTCGCTTACGTCTTCGTCACTGTCAATGGTTACTTTCCTGCATTCTACGTCATATGACAGTAGGCTTTTTATCAGGCTCATCGCTGATTTTTCTGCATCGGGATCAAGAGCGACATAAACTGGTACGTCGTGTTTTACAATCTCCTGAAACAGTTTTGAGTCTTCTCTTAGTGAGCTTTGGAGTAGCGGGATCGCGTTTCCAGCAACGATAGCGTCGAAAGCACCCTCGACAAGATGAACCGGCTTGTCCCAATCAATGTATAACTGGTTGAAGATGATGTCTTTTGTTGCATTCTCTGGGTTCTTGTATTTATAGCCTCTCGCATATGTTCTAGCAATGAAGTAGTCCACTTTGCCGTCTAGGTTAAATGACGGAATGATGATTCGCTTCTCATATTCGCCAGACGCGCAATATCCGATTTTCCATCGTACAATGTCTTCTCTCGTGACGTTTCGCTCTCTTAAGTAGTTTCTAGCAAGAATGGACGAAATATCGTTGTTCTTGTTGGCTAGTGAACGAAATTCTTTCGGAAGGCTGATGACTTGAGGCTCCTCGACTGCGGTATCACCAAACATTTCGTCGTACAAGGAAACACTAAGGTCGATAGTGTCTTCAAACTCTTCCCAAGCTTGTCTTTGAAGGAAATTACCGAATCTCTTAACCAAGCGAGTAACGGAATTGCCCCGCATAGAACACGTCCAGCACTTGAACGCATTCTTGTCGAGGTTGACACTCAGCTTTGGTTTATGGTGCTTGCAGCTTGGGCAATAAAAAAGCCACTCGCCGCCAGAACGGTAGCAATATCCGAAGATATCTTTTAGGACTTTGAGCTTGCTTTCTGCTTCCATAAGGAAAACCCTGCACGGGCGATAATAATGCTGTCAGCCATATCATAGTATTGAGGCTGGGGGTTTCCGTGCTTCGTCAGTTCTACCACAAAGCCAGGCTCCGTGTCAACAACAAACTGCAACACTACGGGCTTTGCTTTTGTTCCCTTGGGAACTTTTATGCCACAGAACTTTCTTGCCGTCGTTGCGCCGATGTATTCAGGCTCAACTCCGGTCATTTCATAAATGAGCCAAGAGACTGTCTTGTTCATTCCTGCGAGTGTTAGGAGAGTCTTCGCGGATGACAAACCCGGACGGAACGCTTGAAGACTCTGTTCGATATAGATCCTTTCAAGAGGTTCATTATCACTTCCACAAAAATTGACAACAACATCAAGTAACTCATTTTTCAACTTCTCTACTTTCTCAAAAAAGTTCTCGCATTTTCTAGTATCACAATATCCAGTATACACTCTCTTGCCCGAGTTGTCAAGAACGGTTATTCCCGTGATGCTCGTACTCACATCTAGACCCATTATCATACACACTCCTAAATATGTTCAACGCGATGTTGTCTTTATCTAAAAAAGTTTCTCAAACGTCCTTCAACTTGAATGTGTAAGAGTCCATCTCGGAAGCTCATGTCAAGTCCGGGAACACCGTCCGCGCCCACGTCTCAAGCTGCGCGGCGCTATGGTTCTGCGTGATGATGAACTCGGCGTAGTCGCCGTCATAGCAGCGCGCGTTGGCTGAGCCTCCCGCCAGGTCGCCAAGCCGAAGCGTGTCCCATGTGTTGCTGCCGGGGTTCCCCGACACCGTGATGCCGTTGCTCGACTTGATCGACGACGACGCACCGTTGACGTCGATGATTGCCCACGACCAAACGCCGACGGCGGCGGCGCCGGCTGCCGTCGTGATCGACGTTCCACCACAGTTGAGGCTTAGCTGCCCCGTCGGGGTGATCGATAGCTGCCAGTAGTTTGCATTCCTCGTCGGCTGATCAAAGAGGACATCGCCGACGCTACCGCCGAGACCGAGCGACGTCGGGCGGAAGCAGACGAACACGCGCGTGTTTTGCGCGAGCGGCGTCGGCGTTCCACCGACGTCAAACGCAACGTAATCGCCAACGCTCGTTACCGCCCTGGTCTTCCGCACAAACCCGGCACCACCGAGATACGCCGTCGTCGGTCCGCCCGTATGATGTGCGGTCCACACGCCGCCGGTGTAAGCCGGGTTGTGGACACCGTAGGGACGGAGCCACTGGACACCACGCCTCATCCCGTGACTCGCGAACCAGTCGACGGCGGCGGACCCGATGGATGCTCCGTCGGCAGCGTCGACAGCACAGGACTGTCCGGTGAGGTGCATATAGGTACCGGTGAGAACCTGATCAGCCGCCGACACGCCAGCGGCGACCCCGGTGGTACGGAACGGACCTCGTGCCCCAAGCGCGACCGCGCCGGTGTGCGAGTAAACGTCGGTGAGCGGCACGTCGCCCATCAGGACGCCTTCGCTTTTCGCGATCTTGAGCACCCTGGTTTCCACCTGATTCGCGGCGGTGCCAGGGAAAACTTTGTTCGCGCGGTAGCCGGTGAGGTGGCTGTTGAACACCTGTACGTTCTTCCTATTCGCGCTGGCGTTGGCGCCGTGGTTCATCGTGATCCCCGCGTACAGGTAGTCGTCACCGAGGAACAACGACGACATGAACACGGAGACAGCGGAACCGAGGAATGGCGCACCGTAGTGAATCGGCATCCACCAGAGAGTGTTACCCGTCGACCATGAGCAACACGCGACGAATGCGGATGTTCTGTCCTGATCCGTGAACATAGCGTGCGTTCCGAGAACCGACCCATTCCAGAACGGATCGGGTCCGGCGTTCGCCAAGTACTGACTGGAGATGGTGCCACACACGAAGAACCTGTCGTTGTCCTCGTCGATCACAACGTCCCTGACGTTCGTGTCGTTAGGATTTTGCCCGCAGAGAATGTTTCTTCCCCAGTACTGCGTGAGCCCGTCCGGCGAGAACTTCGCCAGCACCATCAGACTAAGTCCAGCAAAGTTTGGTGCAGTCTCCTTGAACCGCACCTGCTCAGGAAGCGGGTTGCCGCTCGCGTCCCAGAAACGGTTGCTGTCACCGCTGCATTGCTGCATGGCATTGACGACGAGGAACTTGCCCGTGGAGTCGACACGCGAGAACCCACCGCCGATCGTCTGCTCGTTTGCCAGAGTCAGCAGCGTCGGGTTTCCATAGGTGGCGTTACCCTGAGCGATGTCGAGCGAGCTGGCAGGCGTCGCCTTGTCGCGCACGTAGAAGTGCGGAAGGCTGTCGTTGCCGAGCGCCAGCCCGTGGGTCAAGCCGGCATCCCAATAGGTCGTCGCCTCGACGCCGGTGTACGTGTAGAACGTCTGATCGATCTCGACGGGTGACTGCGGATGCAGACCGACAAGGTCCGACCACGGTCCGCCGCGAAGAAAACCGCCACGATGAAAGTAGGGCGTGGCGCCGGTACAGTACATGCGACCCCAGCCAGGGGACGAGACGTTGCCGGTCGCCGGGTCCAGACGGTGGAGGTGCGCCATGCCGAAGGTGTTGGCGATCCTCTGCTCTGCCACCGACAACCCCATGCCTGTCACTCGGTGCTTGCGGTTGAACGTGCCCGCACCGTCGTACGGGAAGAAGTCGACGCTCACCGCCCAGTTTGCCTCGCTCAGTTGTGCGCTGTCGTGGAAATCGAACGCGACCACAAGCTCGTCCGTGACGTCGTCATATTGCAATGCCGACACCCCGTACGAGGAGATCTGGGCGTTCGACGGCGGACCGTTGATCGTCATCAGGCGATGAGCCCATTGCAGGACGCCGGAAGCGTTGAACTTCAGTAGCCACGGCTGGTCAAGCCTGGCACCGGAAGACTGGGCGAACCCCGTGATCGTGGCGACGAGCGCATCGTTGTCGTCGTAGACTTCAAGGCTTTTTGCCCCTGCCGCGCTGGTACATCCGAAGTACCCTGCGAAGTAGCAATCGCCGTTGTTTCCGTTCACGGCGCACTGAGTGCCGATCACGGTTTCACCGGTGGTGCTTCTCACCTTGGCAAGCCATGCCGGCGAGCCAGTGTCGAGGTTCCATCGCCCGACTACAGCCACGTAGTTTGGCGACGTTCCGCCGGTGACAGACACGCCGCCGATCGTCTGCGTGCCGACGACGTTCAGGTTAAACAAGGCAAGTTCATAGAGGGCAAAAACAATCGGAATAGCAGGACTAACCTGTTCAACCCCAGAAAATGTTGACCCCGGTGTGCCTCTTCCGCGCAAGAACCCTGGTGGTGGGTTGTTTAGTGACATAGGTACTTGATCGGTACCAACAACAATATGTTGTCGCGTGAGATTTCCTAAATTTTTGATAAGGAAACTGTTTCCTATGTTATGTTTCTTTTCAGCCATTTTTTATATCTCTGTTACCTTAATTTCAGTTTAGCTTCGAAGCTGTCGATGTAGACGCGCGGGCTACCGACGCCACCGCGAGTACACCGCGCGAACCATCCGACGCGGTTATTCGTGCCGTGGTTCCAGGGGATCCATGCCGGATCTGTGCTGAGCACTGTCTCCTCGCGCATCAGTGTCCACACCGGGGTCGCCTCGGTGCCGTCGTTGACGTAGGCGCGGACGACGTCGCGGTCGACGGTGGCGCCGTTAAGCACTGGGGACACCTCCATTCGTATCTGATACCAAACACTCTGCGCCCCGCCCGGTCGAATGTCAGAGTAAAGCTCTGACGTCGAGAACGACGAGTTGGTGAACGCAAGATTGATCTTGTCCGGGGCGCCAAAGTTGCCGCTATCGCCGCCCAGAATGAGGAAGTATCCGGGAGGTGGCGAGTTGCTGCCGGGCGTCCACGACCCGCACTTACACCCTATCCCGACGTTGGCGACGCCACCGCCAGGCTGTTCCCTTCGCACCCACGCCGTCACCTGTATCGCCTTGGTGTCCGGCACGTTGGAAAACTCTGGGTACATCGCAGAGTCAGGACAGAATACCGTGCCGCGCGCGCTGCTTGCTCCCAGAAACAGGAAGTCCCTTGCGTCGAGTCCCTGCAACGTAAGCGGACTGGACAGTGTGGAGTGAACCGCCTGTTGCCCACTGTCACCGTTGACCCAGTTGCCCGTTGTCTCGCCGAATATCAAGTCCCAGTCTGTGAAGCTCATATCGCCACCGTCCAATCGTCGTTAAAGGTTTCTGTTAATGAGGAATCAGGTGCAGAGAAGTCAATCGGCTCCTCGATGATCTCGATGCTGAACCAAGATGTGTTGTTATTCGCCTCAAAGTCCTCGAAAAAGGAACCTTCTGAGCCGTATCCGGTAAACGGAGGAACATCAACCAGTTCAACCCCAGAAAACACTGATCCTGGCGTGTCACGACCGCGCAAGAGCCCTGGTGGCGGGTTGTTTAATGACATTGGAACTTGTTCAACGGTACCGCTGTACTGACTTGAAAGAACTTCAAGATTTCTGATCGTGTAATCACTACCAAAATTAGTTTTCTTTTCAGCCATTGACAACTAACTCCATCATTTATCTTTTACGTAAGCTTTAAAACCGTCAATATAAGCATATGCCGTTACTGAACCATAAGTAGCGGAACCACTCTTAACATAGAAACCAAAGCCTACGCCACCAGCATCTGCGTCGCCCCACGGGATCCACTTGGTTGATTCACTGTCGAGAACAACCGTAGAGTATTCAAGGGTCCAGACGGGAGACGCCTCGGTTCCCGTGTTTATGTAACACCTAATTGTATCACGGTCGACTGTTGCACCGTTCAAGGTTGGTATAACATCCATTCTAACTTGGTACCAAGTGTCACGATATGCTGGCGTTCCCGTAAACAATGAAACTGAATTTCCTACCTTGTCGCCAGCACGGAACTGGAAGTCGGCGGCGAGTCCGCCGTGGCTGGGGCTCGAACTATAAATGCCGAAGCCATAACCTTGACTCCGCTGAAGACTGGCGGCGCCGCCAGCAAGACCTATTTTGGTTCGTACGGAAATTTCTTCTTCTGCTGCTGGTGCCCCCGGAGAATAGCCGCCGCATTTAATCCAAGCCTCAACACGAACTGCCCTCGTATCTGGGATTGCATCAAAGACCGGATGCAATGTTGAGTCGAGGAAAAAAATTGTTAGGTTCGATAAATCCGGTCCGGCAACGTTGACAAATCCGCGAGCAGCGCTGCCCTGCAATGCTAGAGGACTATTTGCGGCAGTTGATCCAGTAACTCCTCCGACCAATCCGCCATTCGTAGGATTTAACACTTCCCAATCTGCAACGGTCATTTCAACCCCTCTTTCACGAGACTTACCATTTTATACGTCCTTCAACCTAGCATCGAAACTGTCTATATGAACAAGTGCATTCTGACCTACGGGACCATTATAACACCGGACGCCGAAGCCGACGTTTCCATAATCGGCGTCGCCCCAAGGGATCCAAACGTTCGTCTCGCTTGCTAATTGTATTCGTTCATATTCCAACGTCCAAACAGGGGAAGCTTCGGTACCAGTGTTAATGTAACAACGGATTGTATCAGAAACAGACGGTGACGTAGGGATCACATCCATTCTAATTTGTGCCCAAGTACCAAACGCCAGTGTCGAGCCAGTGTTGACAATGGCGTTGGCTCCTGTTTTATTCCCACCCTGCCAATAGAACGGAGCCGGATTGAGTCCACACCCGCCGTTTATGCCAAAGCTGTACCCATGACGTTCGCCTTGGCTCGTATTAGTTGATAGTCCCAGTTTTGCACGAAGACAAATTTGGTTTTCGGCATAGAGACATGCTGTGGTACCGTCCCAACGTACCCACGCGCGAAGTGAGATCGCTTTTGTATCAGGAATGGCAGTAAGTGTGGGATGAGCAGTTGGATCGAGCTTAAAGAAACTATAGGCAGCCTGCGCGCTGTCGTTGTGGAATTTTCTACAATCTGCGCCACTTAACGTAAGCGGTCCGCTTAACGTCGAATTTACGACTTGTTGTCCGTCTAGACCACCTTGAAAAGCTCCAGGGCTAGAATAATGCACTCCCAACCAATCAGCATATGCCATCGCCTACCTCCTCAGACTTTATCATCAAGTCCTTACCAACGAGTCTTGCCACTTTATACATCCACTTTGAGCTTGAATGTATAAGAGTCAATTTCCTTCTTTCTCACTGGTGTTGCTAGCTTGGCAAACCCGATTAAATTGTTTTCCTCATCAAAAATTCCAATCTTTGAAATATAAGTAACTTTTTCAAACTTGGGATCTTCTTCCACATATGTCGTCTTAACTAGATTCTTAATTGACAGATCATCACGTTCGCGATATGCGATAGAGCTTGAATATGGTAAAGAACTTGTTTGTCCGTATTCAATATATGTTGGGTTGTTGGAATGGTTGAGTTCTCCCTTTCCAGCGTGACACAACATCGTCAGCGTCGGAATGTACTGTGTACCTTCAAAATCGAACCCAAAGCTTGAAGAAGGTACCGCGCAACAAGTAATAACGTCGTTTACCACAGACCCAGTGGTAAAAAAGTCTCTCCATATAGGAGCGCTAGATGTGCCTGGTTCATAAACGTTGAAGTTGTCAGTATAGGAATCACTCAAAGACCACGAGCCAGTAAGAATTACGAATCCCTCTTTGTAGAGCACAACGCCAGCGACGCTGCCTGAACCATTGCTACCAGATGGTCCTATTTGTATGAGTTCCCCATTCTCGTATGGATCCCCCAACTCTGCAAGCAAAGTTCCGGTCACATAGAACCGACAACTCATGGATCCTTTGCGAATGGAAGACCCGTAGAAAATAGATGGAATGCTGATAAGACGAAGTGCTTGTGTCTCTTTGTCTCCAAGAGAAGACGAATAAGCAACATGTGGACTATATCTGTGCTTGTAGTAATTTAGGGTGTTCTTTAGTGCCTCAATTCTTGGTCTGTCTTGTCCGTTTACGAAAGGATCGGAAGATAAAGACGCGAAAAGAGGATACGAACCAGTAATTATGTCTCCATAATTAAAAGACATAAAATCGCTAGACGAAACTGTTTTGAACGCATTGAGCGTCCCGTCTTTGGTTATAAATGGATAAATGTTTGATGACATATTTTCTGTTGTGCCTTATAACCAATCGCTTTCGAACTGTTCTTCGAATGATCCAGTTGGAGAGCTAAAGTCATACGGCTCTGCAAAAAGTTCCACGCCATCCCACTCGACGTTGTCACCAACAAACGCTTCTGCGAAAGAACCACTTGGCGAATCAAACGGATCGTAGATGACATCTTCTGATACGACAGGAAGAGCCCCGAACATTCCAACGCTGCCATTTGGAATAGATGAGGCAACCCCGTAAATGGTTTGAACCTCAAACCCGCTGGGAGTGATAGAAGCAAGTGTTTGATATTTTCTATTGTGAGTATACAGGGAATTAGCAACACTTCCACTGCTGAGCATAAACTCAACCTTGGGGTGGGCTTTAATTCTGTTTACGTACAGGTCTCCATCTTTGAATTTCTTGAACATTAGATTTTTACCTTTAGTTCAAAAACGTCTTTCGATGTTCCCCGTTCTTGCCTCAGACACCAAGTCTCTTTAGTAATCGAGACGAACACGCAAGTTCAACTCGTTTTGTGGTGTCTTCTTGAGCGGCTCGCTAATCTTCGCTACAGCCAGAAGCTCGTTATCTGCTGAATACATTCCAACTGTGGTTGCGTAAGTAACGGGTTCATCGACAGTGTTGTTCTTGACCCTAATCTTGCTTCCTGACAAATATGTCGGGTTGGCGCTGTAATTGAACTCATTGTGGTTCATCCGAACGAAATAAATCGTAGAGTTCAATTCTGTTGTGTTGTTGAAATCGACATCAGAAAGTCTGTGACGGAACGCATCTGCAATCTCTACAATTGTACTCGCCGTCAAAGCAGCATTAATGTTGGAGTTGATTCCTGCGGGAGCCGAAGCACTAAACTGTGGAACACTAGCAAACACCGATGCACTAATAACAGCGATACCTGCCTGATAGAAGACTAGACCGAGACCAGTGTCTTGAGTGATCCCTACAGAGCTAGTGTAAAGAACACCATACTCACCAGCAGGAGAATTTGTTCTAAAATCGTTCTGCGCACCCGCATCTTGAAGGAGAAGACCGGAGGCATGGGGGGCAGCGTAACTGCTTGTTCCCAGCTGCATGTAGAATGAGGACTTCTTGATTTCATCCTTGCTGAGCAAACGAGCAAAGTTAACGAAAATGACTTCCTTCAGTTTGTTTCCACCTGCGAGCAAATCGCCATCAGCGTCAAACTGTAGAATTCCACCCGTTAAGTCGTGCCCTACTAGAATCTGAGCCATTTGATTATAGATATTGATCTTCTTCTTGTTTTCGATAGAAGTAGAAGAGGACAGAGAAGAATTAGCCGAATATCCAACCGTGATATCAAAAAGATGATTCGCAGAACTGCTCAAGTACGGATAGTCGTAAACCGACTGAAACTGTCCGTGTGAATAATCCTTAATGTTTGCGTCAGCATATGTGCCAGACACAATCGAGCCAGTAATAGGAATGGCTTCGTGTAGAAGACTCCTAGTGGACGTAATGTCGTTATTCAGGAAAGTTTTATACACCGTTGACATTAATTAACCCCTTATACCAGCTTGACAAATCGAATAGGAAGATCGATGCGAGCGCCAGTTGTAGCACCTGTCACCCGTACGATTGTATCGATTGTTTGAATTGCTGTTGCGTTTGGCGCAATTGTTGTCTGACTTCCAATCTGACCGAACAAGAAATCACTTGTATTTAATTCCAGAGAAGACTGAATCGTAAACTCTACGTAAGTTCCTCTTGGTCCAGCGATCACTTCTGTGTTGACTCGCTCTCTTTCTGGGTTCTCGGAAACATACTCCAGATCTGTGCCCAACGACAAGAAATAGCTGGCGATGTTGTCGTCATCAATATACGATACCTTTGCAGCTACTCCACTTTGGCGACTTGCAATCTTACCTAGTCTATTGTCCATTTCGATAATAAACTGAGTTTCGACAAGATCGGAATCAATAGTAACCGAAGGCGTAATCTCGGTCGTATCTAGACCCTGATCGATGCGAATGTAGGTTCCACCTCGGAGAGTCTCGCCAAGAATGATTCCGGCAACCAACTGGTTGTTTACAACGCTAATTCCATCCTGTGTTTCCTTGTCGACTGCCACCATGAAGGCGCCACTGGCATGCAATGCGGTAGAAGTCTGAAAGCGGTCGTTCAGCTTCAACACAGGGAGATACAACAGGTTTGTACGGGGAATAGAGATCAGCTTAGACTTCATGGAAGCAGCGTTGTCGGTGAATGCCTCTAAGAGCGGTGTTTGCAGAATGTCAAGATCAAAGAACGCCGATCCACTGGCGTGATTCTTGTCATATTTTGCGTAATCGATTTCGTCGTCTCCAATAGCATATTTTGCTATCTTAAACGAACCGTCACCCTTCGCGAGACGAAAGCGTCCTGCGTCAGTTAAGACAGCATCTAAAATCAAATCGCCGCTGTTATCTAAAAATGCCATGTTTGTTTGCTCCTACGCTTTCTTAAGTAGTATTCTACAAGTTTTCCTGTCTCTTTTTAAGCCTTCTCGGAGTCTCGATGCTCAAAAGTAAAATATACTTCAACTTTCTTTCCGGTAGCTTTTGAAATTAAACGCATCTTGAACCTTTTACCCCAAAGCGCGTCAGAGACAACGCCAAGGTGGATAGACCTTCTCACATCTTCCGCAGTATTAGCTAGATCATAACCAGATTTTTCTTCATTTATTAATGTTTGCAGTACGTTTGGTACCAGTTGAACAAACCTACGAGCAGGCTTCATTTGCTCTCTTACCTCTTTCCTAAACTCTACACACCTAACCAGCGGAAAGATTAAGCCGTTTTCATTAATCATTTCCAACTCAAATACAGCTGTTGGGTTCGAAATCTGTCCGTGTACATCAATCGAGCGGAACGTGTAATAGTATTTGATATTAGGTAGGATACCGTCAACATAAGCCACTGATGTGGCTCCCTGCAAAGACTTTAGATCAACATCTGTGTCTACTCTAGCTCGCAATGAGCCAGCAAAATCTGCATAACTTGCAGGATGCTGTTCAATTCTAAAGATCTCGAATATACTTGGATGATCGTCAGATGCAAAAGCCAATTTCTCATCTACGTCTCTTTTTTGAGCTTCACGAGAAAAACTAAAAGCTGCCTGATCAGATGGCTCAATGAACACTGGATAATCCTCGTAAGATCCCACGTTACCCTTGAGATACAGCTCCATTTTGTTATCATATCCCTTGAAAGGGATAAAATCTACGTCTGGCTGTACAGGTGGCTTGTCGACAACACGAACTTCCTGCTCTAGAAACAGAGTCTCTACCAGGCGCAAATCAGGCTCTTGATGGACCATCACTGATGCATGATGATCGTAGCTATCCACCTCTAGAGTAGAATATTCGTACTTGGTACCAATAACGAGTTGATATGCCCAAACCTTATAGACGTACTTCTTGTTGTACTTCACCTGTGTATCGATAAAACGAAACACATCAATCTCATTTGAATTTGGCAACCAGAAGTTCTGGATTGGCTCGCCATCTCCATTAAACTCATGTTTTGCTACTCGATACAACACGGTTTCTGAATATGCTTTCTTTCCATCCATCATTTGTTTGAATGTTCTCATCTTCTGCGAGATAAGCGTCTGCAACTTGCTCATAAAGATGACAAACATCAAACTGTTGAAGAATTTGTACTGTGGTCCAGAGCTAGCAGCCACTTCGTTTTCGTGCTCACCAAGGAAGAGTGCTTTCTCGCGGATAAGCTCAGTCTCACTACGCCTCAAATCTTCAAGCAGAACTGCAACATTCCACGATCGATGTTGCCCAGACTTCAAGGAGGCATTTTTGCTCTTGTTATCTTGTCCTCCTTTTTGCACGATGGTTTCGGTGGCTGTCTCAACGTTCAGAGTCTCAGAATTTCCATCGATTACTCTATTCATCACCTTCGTCATGAACGTTTCAGACAGATTTGTGTCTTTTAGCATCTCAGCAAAGGTGGTTGTTCTGTCTGTCGAAATCTTCATATCGACAACTAAAGGAAACATTTCCTTCTTATCGTTGAAGTTCTGGAAGATCTTGAATTCTGACAGCGGTACCGCGACATTAGAGTATTTTGCCTTAAGTCGTTCGACTGCCCCATTATCAATCGCTTTCTGATACTGACGAGAGTAAAGATCGTAGTATTGTCCAACCGGATGGGTCTTAATGTCGAACTTGGTCCTGCCAGTTTTGTTGTTCAGAACGGCAGCTTCTGATTCCAACGTACCGTCAAGAGTAATCAGGTTGTTTAGCTCTGGATTCGGATGTTCGCTGCTAAGTACACTCAAAAAGGTATACATATTTGGCAAAGTATTCTCAGGTACATCAGTTCTCGCAAGAAGGTTTTCGTACCCTTTAATATAGAAGTTGTATTCTGGAAGGATATCGGCAGTTAAAGCATTGACAGGAACCTGCATATCCTCAAGCTCTTCCGAGGTAAACGGAAATGGCATTTCGTAGGTATGATCAAAGAATGTAGAACTAGTGTCGATGGTAGCATCGAAAACTTTGGCTGTGTTACCTGTTTTTCCAGTAGAACCATTGTACTCGCCGCCGCGTACAAAAGTGCTCCAGTAATTTCTAGAAAATTGTTCTACAGCGTTGCTGAACCTTTTCTTGTTTGCCTTGAGATCAACCCACTGCACTGTGCGCCCAAAATCAGAGTTTACCTGCTCATTAAACGGCTCGTGATATGTAAACTTGTATGGAGCGTCTATACGGGCGCGTGAATCGATATCAAGATAGACCATGTTCCTGTTGTCTTTATCTAGGGTCCAATATTTTCCTACTCTACCTCTCAATGGATCTTTAACGAATCTTTTATTAGATTCGATATCGGTATTCTTGAAGTCTTCTAGTTTATCGCCGAACGTCTCGCTGTTAACAGATAGGTAGTTCCTGCCTGCTGCGATAATTTCAGTAGATCTAACAGAAACCTCTTCTTTAACCTCAGATAGAGGAGCAAAGTCTTCGCTTCTAGCTTCGCGAGACTGAATCCTCTCTATTAGTTGCTCAGAGGTGTACATCGACAATCGATCACTTGTAGGAAGGACGGACTTGATGCCGGGGAGGTCGATGATGGCGTTAGAGCGCATGCGGCGAGCGTCAGGAGCACTAACGGGAGTGGTGATAAGGCTGCTTATTTTTTGTGCTACATCAGCACCGAGAACCTCTTGTTCAACAGCACTGGGTTGCTCGTTTCGCTGAGGAGACAAGCTGCTATTCATTGCAGAGATTATTGTATTCCTAGAAGCCATTATCCTTTTCCACCTGCTGTTCTTTTAGCGCTGCTGGGACGAGAGCGTGAAGTTGGTCCAGAAGCCACTACGCCCATTCTGTTGCTATACTGTTGTCCGTTATCGTCTAGACCGCTATTAACCGTCTGCCTTTCCGCAAGAGGTTCATCCGCAACAGAAGATTGTCCGCCAGCCATTAGCCCAACTCTTTGTAGCTCTGCAATAACGATAGCAAGAACCTCTAGATTAGTGGCATTGTCCGGGAGCAACAGCACGATACTTCTTGCTTGCGCTTGAGTGAGTGCTGGCAACGAAAATCCTTCGAAGTGTCCAATCCGTTTAGTCAGCTCTGCAACGAAATCGACGCATTGATCATCGCTGATGTTCGCGTCAGCTGCTTGCGAATTCGCCAAGGCTTGTCCCTGGTCAGCCATAGAAAGATTTGGTGGCGTCGCAGTCGCAATCACCGTGGATGGCACTTCGTTCGTCTGACAGTCCAGGGCGAGCATCTCGCCAATTGTCACCGGTTCTGCGCGTACAATTAAGTTTGATGGTCCGACCTGAACTCCTGCTACTAAACCTGGGCTCCCCAGAGAACGGGATGGAGCACTCGCTTCGTCAGATAGAGCGAGGGTGGTTGTTCTTTTCTCGCCGAAACGGTCTATCTCTACAATGCTAATGCTTACTGGATGTACTGTTACTCCAGATGTGCCGCCATTGGTTTCTACGTTTGTCAACGGCAAATTCTTTTTTGCGTTGTTGGGGCTTGGCAAAGGAGTGGGCTCGCGGACCACCGTCACATCAACGCCCGGTATGTTCAGCTTGATCTGATCTGCGATCTTAACAACCACATCGTTTGTTCCCAAAGGAAGCGGAACTGCACGGATAGGCGCTCTCTTGAACTTCGGACTTAGTATAAAGTATTCGTCGTAAGTGGTCGTTTGGACACCCAAGGCTCTCCGGAGCCCCAAAGCTTCATTCTCATACGGAGTCATGCGACATAGGACATCTTTTCCTACAAATTGATTGTTTTTTTCGTCCGTGAGCATCTTCCAGATTGGCTGTCGCATCAAAACAGTATTACGTGCGTTAACTTCAAATCCAGCCAGATATTCAATCTTCATCAGCATTTCGAAGTCCAGTCTCAAAGAAGATGCCTGACGTTGTTTGATCGTAGCGTCACCAGAACCAATTCCAGCAAATTTTGACTGTCTCGTGACGTTTTGTGATGCGCTTTGCAAGAACACAGCCTTCAATTGATTAGGCAACGCCTTTATATCGTTATCGGTAATAACGCGGTTGAGTCCATGAATCGTTCTAGTCGCGCCGGGACGCCCAGCAACAGATTTTGATTTCAAACCTAGCATGCTCACTTCATTAATCAAAGAACCTCTGTTTTTGGTTGCTGTCATGATCGACCCAGGCTTATTTCTAGTAGATCTCTTGTTCTTTTCAGACGAGTCTCCAGTCTGTACTGCCGAAGCCAAGAGAGCGAGCATAAATGTGTTCTTTGCCTGAGTTTCTTCTGTACTCATCCCTGCATCTTCGCCCTGTTGACTAGAAATACGCTTTGAAACATCGGTTTCCACGTTTGGAGCCTTAGTGATGAACCCAGCACCTGCGCGGCTGCGAGGAGTAGCCCTGAGTAGCGTTGCTCCAGTAGCATCATCTTTCTTTGCGTTGACAACGATAGGTGTGATTACAACGCTTGCTTGTTCTGCCAAAAGCGAACTCAAGGCATTAGAAATAGTTTCCTGGGTGATTTTAGCAGGATCATTCCGCATTTTACCCTTGTTTTTCTTGCTAGTTAAACCACCAGAAATACTTCTCGCAACGGTTGCACCGACAGGTGCTCTAGTAGAGTTTTGATATAGAGTAAGCGCTTGAATCTCTGTCGCCGCATCGTCTCTTGAGGTTGTACCGTTGTCGATATGGACCAACATCCTTCTCTTTTTTGTTTTAGTGTCTGGTGGATTGCTGATATCCACCCCTTCCGCAAGAACAATAGACTTGTGGAACAAATCAATCCTTGAGGGTGACAGATAAGAGAAATTGGTGTTTCTGATGTTGTCATCTGACGTAAATGTTTCACTACCAAGAGACAGGTTGATATCAGGGTTCGTGTCTTTGTAGTATTTTAGGGTCTCCGAATTGATACGATCAACATAGCTGTTATTTTTGAACGTTCTCAAACCATCAGCATTCGCAGTATTGTCAGGTCCGTCAGAAAGATAATCAGCACCAACCCCTTTAACTATGTCACTATCGAACGTCTGATCGAAGAACTTGACAATCTTATAGGTTCTCTTTGCGCTCTTTCCCTGGTTGTAGATCGCCGGCTGACGTGTAGAAGAGGTAGAGCCGTCAAACTTCCTTGGAGAAACGTTCAGAGTCGTTCCGGAGATAAGCGCTAACTTTGTCGCCAACTCATCGATCAGTTTGATAACAGTGGAAATGCCAGATGGATTTCCTGTTATGGGCGAGGTATAAGAGTGCAAGGACTTAAGGAGTCTAGAACGTACATCACGAGAACGAAAAGCACCGGTAAACAAGTCAAGAGTATCTGCGTACACGGTCACAGCAGCAATCCAGGGCGCACGAATCTGCATATTTCCACTATACTTTTTACGTTGCTTCGTCGCAAAATCTTGGGTAAAACGATTGGAAGCGACATCAAACGCCCCGGCAATCACCCCTTTGGTACCTGCGGATTCAGAAGGATGGTCTATATGCGGATCCCTGTTCTCAGCCAAGTACCTAGACATAGACGGCACAGATGCTTCAGCCAAATAATACTCTAAATCGACTCTTGCGTTGATGAGCATGTTGACGCGCTCTCTCATTAACTCAATGGTAGAATCATCGACTTCCAATTCAACACCGTATTGGTAAAGTCCATCGGTTACATCGGACATAGTATAGTCCATGCCTGTGAAGTGACGAACTGATGGCTGCTCCTTCTCAAGAATAACCTCGACTTCTTTTAGCGAGCCTCTAGAAGAACGAACAGCGCTGAAATTCTTCCAATCTTTCTCTCCAGAGGAGATAATGTACTCATCTGGCTCTTGTCTATCGAATTGTGTTATGCCTACAGGGGACCCAAGCTGGTTAAGGCTTCCGTTTTCCTTAACTCGACGACGGAACACCCTCATTGCACGAATTTTTGTCTTTTGGACCATGCTTTGACGTAAGCGTGGGGCGGCGTTCGTGATCAAGCGTCCAAAGACGGTGTTTTCTTCAGTCAGCTTGTCAAAATCAACAGAGAAAAAGAATTTCGAGTCTCCGTCTTTGTCTCTGGACAACAACATGTTCGAAAAATAGATCGGCTTACGTTCAGAGTCGATTCTATCGG